TGGCGCAGCAGATCATGACTGAGCGTTTCCCGGAAAGCCTTCAGGTACTTCTCGCAGACCGCCTTGGATTTGATTTTACAAGGCTGATGAAAGCACGCGATCCACGTTTCAGGGAGATTGTTTTACGGGCCTATCACTCACGCTGCGCTATCTGCGGCTACGACTTGCGACTGGATGGCGCACTCGTAGGACTGGAAGCGGCACATATTCGCTGGAAGCAATATGGCGGGCCGTGCGAAGTGAACAATGGACTGGCCCTTTGTTCCCTGCACCATTCCGCTTTTGATATGGGAGCAATAGGAATAGATGAGCACATGACTATACGTATTTCTGGCGGAGTAAACCGAAGCCCGATTGTTGATCAGCTATTCTGGCAGCGTGATGGACAAAAACTCTATTTGCCCAGGGATAAAGTTTTCTGGCCAGCGGATAGATTTATCGAATGGCATCAGAGTCAGGTGTTTAAGAGCTGAGGGGTTGTATGTGATGTGGGTTGAATTAGGTTGACTTCAGTTAAGGGGAAAAGCTGGAAAAGCCTTATGTAACACTGATTTTCAGGTACAAAAAAAGCCACCCTTGGGTGACTTATTTGCTTTCCGTGGTGCGAAGGCCGGACTCGTAAAATCACATAATCAATTGTTTTAAATGATAAATAATAAACACCAAAGTAATAGTGCCCCCAAATGTGCCCCCAACCACAATCCCTATAATTTCATTAAATTTCATAAGGTTGGACAATTTTTATAAAAGTGCTCAGCAAATTTATTTTTTCTAAAAAATGGCTTAGGTAATTCCTGAAAATCACTCCCAACCACGGGAATAAAAAAGATTTTCTAAAAAATCCTTCACACTGTTCACCACTCATTTTTCCAGTTAAAAAACATCAAGTTAAGTGGTGATGGATGGGTGTAAGGTGCCGAGTATCATTCATCACCGGTGAAGCATGGGCGTAAAAAAACCGGCTTTCGCCGGTTCTGGTTAGTCACATCGCGGTGGGATCATCACATTTTGGCAGCCAGTCGCTGCTGCTTTCTTCCGTCAGGTCAAGGTTGGTTTGCATCCCTAACTTCGTGCGCCGCTTCAGGTAGTGATGCCCGTATTCCCGCATGATGCTCTCAAGCGACAGTCCAAACATCTTCATGCTGAGCGGGTTCTTGTAGCCGTTGGCCTCCATATAGGCCAGATAGGCGTGATAGAGATAGCGCTTGGGCTGGAGCGGCCTGATACTCGCATTTCCCATATAGAGCGCATTCGGCTCGGGCGTGGTGAACAGGTAGCCGCAGAAATCCACCATCGGATCGGCGTCGCGCTTGATGCGCATGGCTTCATCTGAGTTCTGTTGTGACTGAAGCAGCGCTCTGGCGTCCTGCGGCTGGCTGAACTGCTGCATCAGCTGGCGTACGATAACGGCCAGCTCGCTGCTGATTTTTTCCTTCAGCTGTGGATCACGCTCGTTTGGCGGGATGATTTCAGGAAAGTGCAGGATTACCCGGCGGCGCGATACGCCGCCGCTGCGGTCAGTAAAGCGCATCGGGTTGTTGTTCACCGCCAGTATTACCGCCGGGATGTGCGTGGAGTAGGCGTCCCGATATTTCGGATCGACGGAAACCGCATCGCCGCCGGTAATGGCTTTTAGGCCAGCACCGTCGCCGCTCCACTTCTCCTGATCTGGCAGACGAATAAGGGAATAGCCAATCACCGCCGCACGCTCTCGCGATGATTCCAGCGTTTCGATGGAAGCAGACACTGAGTTATCCGCACCGGCCAGCATGGTGGCGATTTCCGCCATGATGCTTTTGCCGCTGCCGCCGGGTCCGGTGACTTCCAGAAACAGCTGCCAGTCATAGCGGTTCGCCAGCACCATAAACAGTGCGGCGAGGATGATGTTGCGCTTCTCCGCGCTGCGCCCGGCGGCGCGGTCCAGCCACTGCCAGAAGCTCGGCGCATGGCTTTGCAGCGTTTCCCCCTCAACGGGGTTTGTATAGTCCACGTCGCTGACCGTGCGCAGCCAGTTTTCACGTCGGTGCGGGCTGAAAGAGCCGCTTTTTGTATCGAGCACACCGTTACGAAAGCCAATCAGGCGGCGCGCCGGATCGGACTGCTGTGGCAGCATCAGTTTTAGCGTTTCCACCACGCCGGAAATCTTACCTGCCGAGAATGGCGCGCGCAGGCGCTGGAACAGCTTCGCCACGTCGCGCTCAAACTGCTTACCGGAAATAACCTTCCACGCGCCCGCTTTGTAGCTGGACAGGATTTCGCCACTGGCGTCCACGGCCAGCGCACGGTGATAGTGCTCCGCCACGCGCTCGGCTTTTTCACTGGCGCTCATGGCCGAAAATTCCGCTTCGCTCATAACGTCGAACGGGCTGGCCTTTGCTGGTTTTGCAGCCTCCGCCAGCGCCCGCTTCGTTGCGGCTTCGCCGTGCTCCATGAATGCGTCGTTCCAGTCGCCGAACACCGGCGGCAGCGCCACGGCGGCATTGCTGGCGGCGGCGGCCTTCACCGCTTTGCTCTGTCCGTTGCTGTTCAGGTCGCGGTCTGCGGCAATCATCAGCGGCAGCGTGGCGTGCTTTTCGCGCGCAAGGCCAGCCAGAGAAAGGAGGTTGGCGGACGACAGCGCCACCCACACCTCATCGCCGGTCAGGTTATGTACCGTCAGGCCGGTGGCGTAGCCTTCAGTCAGCCAGATGCGCTGTGCGGGCTTGCCGGTGCTGAGAACGTGACGCGCCGCTTTAACCTGTCCCCCCTTAAGCGTGCGCTTCTCACCGGCGGCGTTTATCAGCTGCACGTTCACCAGCTGGCCGCTCATGTCGTGCAGCGGCACAACTAAATCACCAGCGCGGTACGACGTTAGCGCCACCCTGTGCGCCTTCGTCAGCGTGAGGCTGGATTGCCCCGTCCAGCCCTTGCGGGACAGGTAGGCGTTGCCCGCCGTTTCCTTTGCGGTGCTCACCAGCTGCTGCGCCAGCGTAACGGCAGCGGCGCGTGCGGCCTCGTCCGTCACCGTCTCCGCCGTCGTCATGGTCTCAGCCGACGGCGGCGGCAGGTTGCCGGTCAGGTCGTTAACTCGCACGGCGGCCTCGCTCAGCGTAATGCTGAGCGCCTTTCTCACCAGGTCCATGCCGTCACCGGCGCCGCACTGGTTACAAATCCAGGTGCCGCGCCCGTCCTTATCGTCAAAGCGGAAGCGGTCCGTTCCCTGACACACCGGGCAGGGCATGTGGCGATTTTTGACTACCTTCACGCCCAGCACGGGCAGGATGCGCGGCCAGTGGCCCCGCGCGGCGGCTGCCGCGTCTGATACGATCGTTTTCATTGTTCTTTTCTCCCTCAGTGCAGTACCGGCTTACCGGTCATGCGCCCGCACAGTTCATCCATCATTACCTGACCGAGAAAGCTCAGGCGCGGGGCCGACTTCAGCGGCCCGACGGCCAACAGGTCATCAAGCAGCGCGCAGGCAATTTCCTGACCGCGCAGGCGTCCGTGCTGGCGCAGATAAAAGCCCTCCAGCTCGGTTTCAATAACGTGCTCAAGGCGCGCCAGCGTCAGACCGGGGTAGCGCTGCTGTTCAGTACAGGCGGTCAGCCAGGCGCAGGCAACGGCGCGACGGGACAGCGCCGCGCGCAGCTCCGGGGAAAGAGTGCATTCTTTCATGGTTCAATCTCCGCATTCATCCAGCTGTTCTGGCAGCGCGTCACCACGTCGTCCAGCTGTTCGGTGATAAGAAAGACCAGCGAGGCCAGTTGCGCGTGTTGTGCGGGCTGTGGCAGTTCATGGCATTCCTGAAAGGCGGTCATGTCACTGACGAAACGTCCGGCGTTGCGCAGATGCTCAAGCCGTACCAGGTCGGCGTGGGAAATGGTGGCGTGATTCATGCGCGCACCTCCATGACCGGCAGGCGCGCGGCAAAGGACAGCACGTAGTCGCGGGCCAGCGTCAGGCGGGCGGCGCGCTCATCGGCGGCAACGGTGCGGAGCATGTGAATACGCTGCTGGCGCTCTGAGCGGCGCACGGCGGCAAAAACGAAAACAAACTGAGGATATGGGGAAATAAGGACCGTAGCCATAAAGGCAGTCTCCATCGAGTAGCGGTTATCGCCACCACCGGAGTTCCTACACTCATGGGTGGTAGCCCGAACGGGGGTAGGAATACCGGCCTCAATGAATACCGGCCAGCCCGAAGGCTGCCCCGCCCGGGCCACCATTACGCAGACCGTGCAACGGATGAACAACCGCTGCACGAAAAATGGGTGCACTGAGGCTTGGACACAAAAAAAGACGCATGGCGCGTCTGGTGTCGCCATTGAGTAACTCGGGTTCCTACGCCCGGCTGCCGATTTTGCGACAGCGAAAATACTGTACCAGGGAATAGCCCCGGCGCGCAAGCCGGGGAAAAGGTTCTGCGACATTATTTGCCTCAGCAGTCGGTGAGGATAATGCCCACGTGTGAAAACGTCAGCGTATTGGCATTAACGGCTGAAGACGTTGCGCTCTGAACACTAAAGCTTGTCTCTTTACCGTTGAAGCGCTGCGGCTGCCCCGGCTTATCAACTTCGTAAGCAATTGCAAGCGCCAGCTGCTTCGCATCCGCTACGGACAGTTCGTGTGATTTGCCGCCAAGGGTGAGCAATATCATTCTGCACGCTCCTGAACGCGCGCGGCGATACGTTCATTCATCCAGATGCTGATTTCACTGGCGAGCCACGCGACGTTTTTTCCGCCCAACGTGATCTGCGCCGGGAAGGTGCTTCGGCTGATGAGGTCATAAATGGTTGAGCGCGAAAGGCCGGTTACGTGAATGACTTCCGGCAAGCGCAGAAAGCGGTCATTGAGGGCCGGGTGTGCGGGTAACACCGGGGCCGCCGGAGCGGATTGATGTGCTGAAAATGTGGTGTGCATGAGCTACCTCTTATGGTTCCGTAAAGACCCGAACAGGTACGTCCGGTATCGGGTAGCTCTTTATTTTCAGCATATTCACCACCAAAGCAACAAGGTGAAATTGTGTGAAGGATGACACCTTTAGCTTGCTTTTTAACCTCTCAGTCTTATTAGTGCTTATTAGTCTTTATTTACCTTTAGGTGGAAAAAATAAATAGAGAATACCTATTGAATAATGGGAATTGAAAGTTATAAACAGCGAAAACTCACAACATCTTGATTTGTTTTGGTGAAGAGTGGTGAACAGATGGTGAAGGATCATTTATCAACTCTTCACCCTTTAATTTACTGTATTTATTATCTTTTTATTTTAGGTGAAGAATAGTGAAGGATATATATAAAACTATAAGTGGTTTTAAGGGCTAGCGAGACCTTTTCCTGGCTGGCCAGAAGAAGGTCTTTTTGTCTGATTCGTGACACAACGCTGTCCGGTAGTTCCCTTGTGCCAGTCCAGGCACAATTGATTTACCCAAAGCAGCCAGACAGGACATGAACATGACCGACACCACATCAGATAACGTTCTCGCTAAACTTCCCGCCTCAACTCAGTCAGCTATTGAAAAACTAAATAGTGCAAAATCGGGCTGGCTTAAGGCCCGGCATGAGCAGAATGAAGCGTCAGCTCGCATTGAAAATATTCATAAGCTTCGTGCGGAGACAGATAAATCGGCCAGTGCTTTGAACGAGGAGTGGCGCACGTTATTCAGGGAAAACAACGGTGCTATGACGCCGGAGATGAAAAAACTACGTACAGAAATTGCTCTTGAGCGTGAAACCCTTGAGGAGTTTGATGCTCTGCTCACTGTTTACACATCAGAAAGTGAATTTTTGCCGTGGGAAACCGCAGACCGGGCGGAAGAATACATTCAGGCACATAACCACCTTTCCGGACTCAGGGCTATGCAAATCTGGCAGGATTTCATGGAGCTGCATGGTCAGGAACTCATTCAGACGCTCGCTCTGCTTAAAATTACGCTCGGACGTGCTTCCAGCAACATAAGTGGAGTGGTGCATACAGTGAACGATCCCGAATCAGTGCTGAAGAATTTCATCAGCAAAAATATTACGGATCCCGCACTTATCACCGACGCGCTGCCGAAAGAAGACCCGGTATTTATGTTAGCTGGTATGAACCCTGATTTTGTAGCCCAGGTTGATTATCGTAAGGCATCCAGCCCGGCAGCCCGTCACAAGATGCTTGTCCGTCGCGCAATTGCGCAGAAGGAGCAGGCACAATGACCGTCGCAACTACACCCGCTCAGGCGATTGACCAGTTCCGCTCCGCCCGCAGCCAGTGGCAGGCGTATCTCAGTGAGCGTCAGGAAGCTGAAGCGGCGCTAAATACCCTGCTCACGGCTGGCGAAAAAACGGCTGATTACAGTGAGCGTGTGCCACGGCTGCGCGAGCGCATCGCGGTGCTGAACTGGCAGATTAACTGCGCCGCCCGCGAAAGCGTATACGCACAGCGGATTGTGCTGGAGGCCTGCACAGAGGAGGCGCTCAGCGACTTTATGAGCGAACACGGCCCGGCGCTCACCTCCGCGCTGGCCCCGTTCCTGAACGGCCCCGGCGGGCTTGAGGTGGCCGCCCGGCTGCTGCGCAGCGCCGTAGCCCGTGAGGTACAGCGGGCTTCCCCGGAGGTGGCGACGTCCTATCAGGCCACACTGGCCGAAACGGGCCTTGCCCCGGAAGCCGATATGCTTCGCGACTGTCAGGGGAGCTACACACCCGCACAGCACCTGCGCTTTGCGCAGCGCCAGAACCGGCTACCGCAGGAGGGTGCGTGATGGCCCTCAAATGCCCGGAGTGCGGCACCACCGCACATACCCGCACCAGCGCCTACGAGTCAGCGACCGTCAAGCGCACCTGGTATCAGTGCACCAACCTTGACTGCTCATGCACGTTCACCGCGCTGGAGAGCGTCGAGAAAATCATCATGAAGCCGCAGAAGCCTGCGGAGTCAGAACCCGCAGCGGCAACGCTGAGCGCGGCGCGACAGCCGCAGACGCTGGGCCGCTACGGCGACGCCTGCACCCGCCGCGACCGTCACGCACAGCCCTGAACAGGAGAGAATATGAGTACGCAAATGACAGAAACCGCAGTTAACGCGACCGGCACGCGAATTGCCGCCGCAATGCACACCGGAAACCAGCCGCTGCGCGAGGCGGGCTGGCTCACTAAGCTGCCCGCAGCGGAGGTAGAAAACACCACCGCGCAGCTCGTCACAGGCCTTTCCCCTGGCTGGCGTCTTCGCGTCGCCGACCTGATGAACAGGCTCAATGGCTGGATGGAGGCCCGCAGCAGCGAAACCGCCGCAGCCGCTACCGTAAGCACTCTGCGCGAGCGCCGCAGCGAGGCCGAACGTGAGGCAGAGGCCGGACGGGCACGCTTTCGCGAACTGCTGGATCAGAACAGCGGCACCGTTACGGCGGAAATGAAAAAGCTGCGCGCCGCCTACCTTGAACAGGAGGAAACCGCTCGCGAGCTTGAGAGCCTGACCGGCGAAAAGGAAAAGCAGCTGCCGCAGCTGGCCCACGATACCGGATGCAAGGCAACTGCCTATGTGCTCAGTCATGAGGGCATCACCGATGAGCGTGTGGACGAGCTTTTGGGTGATTTTCTGGTGCTGCATGGTGCTGAGCTGTTCAGCCTGCTGAATATGAAGTACCGCCAGTTCAGGCGCACCGGCAGTGAATACATGCCGGGCGTGATGGAGGGCGTCAATGACGCCGATACACTCTATGGCGGCTTTGTAATGCAGCGTATTGCCGAAACCGGAAGAAAATACAGCGGGCTGATGTTCCGCGACGACGTGCTGAGCCTGACCGGGATCACGCCAGCGGGCAGCGCGAAAGCAGATTGCAAAAAGAAGAAACTTATCTGACCCGAAACAGCGTAAAACTCTGAGATGCCCGGCCTCAAGCCGGGCTTTTTTGTGCCCGACGCTTAACGGCGAAGCGTGCATGTCTATGCCGCATGAAAACGCATGAGTCTCAGGCACCCAATAACGGCAGATCAGCCCAGCAGCGGCGCGGCATCAGCCTGATCATGCAGGTGCATGAAAACCCTTCCATTAAGCGGGCAGGCGTGGCGGGGGTACGAGCGCGCGCAACAGGTGTAAATGAATTGGAGTTGCCATAAAAAGAGACAATGCAACCATGTAGGCTGGGTATCGTTAAAGCCTCAATGTAAATGGTATACTTAGATTCATAGGTGCTTGAGCTAAGCCTGTTTCAGGCTCATTAAGATAATTGAGATTTTTTTGGAGAGGGAACAAATGGCCAGAGGCGAGTTGATGAAAAAACTTTTGGCTAGTTATGGCAACGATGATGAATTTCGTTTAGTTGCTGAGAGAATAATTAGCGAAGAAGAGAAAAAAAATAACAAAGTTCTAGCCAATAGCCTAAGAAGAACACTAGAGAATAGTCGTGCTACAGAGCCGAACCACTCCCTAAAAGGTCTGGAAAAATTCTCGCCGATGTACGAGGGTAATAATGATTTTGTGGAGAGAGTCGAGC